CTCCCCAATTCGTAAAATCTTTCATTATTCGTCGTAATATTCTATAGTAAAATTATCACCGAATTTTTCTTTTAACATGGCTTCTAATCCAGTCTTATAGAATGTCTTAAAATCTTCTAATCTATAAGGCATTTCTATTTCAATCCATTTATCTGGATACTCATTAATTTTAGTAATATGATCTTTTAAACCACAATACCAATCCCATCCATCTAAATCTTTTTGTGTTGGACATTTATATTTTTCCACACACATTGTTGATTCAGATTCTTGATTATATCCAAATAAATCATTAATTACTTCAAAAATATCATCTATTGAATTATCACTTTTAATAATAGCAAATAATTCTGATGATGAATTAGTAATTATATTAGAATAAGACTGAATTGGAATTTTAACAATACACCTCTTCATGATCAAAAGCGTATAATATATTATCAACCGATCTAGCAATCTTTTCACCTAAATCGGTAATAGATTTAATTTCTATTGTCCAAAGAGGAAGTCCATTATCATCTGTACGATATTGACGTTCAAATTCCTTAAGCCAATTAGGAAATCCAAATAAAATATCTTCGTTTGATTTATCTAAGCACCATTCATTGAATTTCTTATCATAAAATTCATCAAAAGATATATAACTATCTGCATCATCATAAATTTCCATATCGCTTGGAACTAAATCAATAGTAAGATGATCATCGATATTTATATCTGGATTAATTGCTTTTATTAATTGTTCAACAGCATATTTTACAGATTCAACTCCTGCACGATCGTACATCGTGTAGACTTCACTACTACTATTTGTAATAATATCACCAAACGATTGAACTTTAATTTTTATCTGCATACGGTTTAATTAATTCATAAAATAACTCTTTGCTAATAATCACACACTCTCCCACAGAACAAATATTTGTTTCTTTTTTCTCTTGTTTATTCCAAATAATAGCAAATGATTTTGGATCAACCGTAGATTCACTTCTTATTTTAAAATAAGATGGAATAGATTGTGTCTTTTTTAATTGAATATTTACAGGTAACTGATTTTTAGTATCTATAATATCAATTTTATTATCATCAGTAGACTTAGATTCACTTCTACTTGTTTTAACACCAGCAAAACCTAAATCACGTAATTCTTTAGCTATCTGTTGTTCATATTTAGCTCCCTTATTACGAGAATACGCCTTACTTCGTTGTCGTTTTGGTTTAGTTTGTGATTCCTGAGTGATCTCCTTCTTTTTTGGCATAATACTCCTTTATATTATTTATTAATTCAAGTGTTTTCTTATGACCATGAGCCTTTCTGAAATCACTTATATCCTTATCTCCTCCATGTCTTGGAAGAAACAATACTTTTAAATCCTGATGTTGTTTTTTAATTTTACACATCGCTTTAATACCAGCTTCATCATTATCATAATTAAGATATATATTCTTAAATTTTGATTTTAACTTCTGATATTGTGTGTCAGTAACAAATACATTTTCTGAACATGGAGCTATTGCAGTAATACCATATTCATAAAGAACCATTACATCTTTAAGCGATTTTGTAATTACTAAATCTTCTCCACCATCTTTTGGTAATAAATGAGCACCTTGAATTTGAATAGATTTTCAATTTCCAATAAATTTATACGATCTTCTATTAGGAAAATAAATTCTTCAATATTCAACATCATCTTTTATACCACCAAAATATCCATAACAACGTTCATTACCTGTAAAAACATAAAATATGTTTCCATTTAATCAAACTGTTTTACATGGATAAACTTTAAACTTTTCTAATGTATCTTTGCTAATATTATATTTCTTTCATCAAGCTAAGTCTACATCGTCTCAATCACGAACCTCTACTTGTATTCTAGACGTTTCAGATTTATCAATTTTAACACCAGAATATTTTATTTTCGGTTTGTTTATAGGAATATCAGAACGACTAATAAGTTTAAAATCATTAGCTATTATTTGTAGTGACATATAATAAGAAACGTTAAACAAAATCTGCACATAAGCAAAACAATCTATAAAAGACGAATCACCAAAATCATGCATTATTAGTCGACCTGATTTATTCCTATAAAAACTAACCGTTGGTCTTTTATCAGACCTAAGTTTCGAACAAAACAATCCTTTTTGAACTTTAATTCCATAGTGTTCAAAAATTTCTTCCTCTGAAACTTTTGATAGTATAAATTCTTTAGTTAAATTTATTGTAGAGGTTAAGTTATATGTAATGTTCGACACTTAAATTTAACTAGAATGGAAGATCAGAACCAGCTTCTGTTGTATCAATTCCAAGAGTATCAGCTAATCCTTCGACGCTACCAGAACCAGACTGAGCCATATTAGTTGGTTGTGCATTCTTTGCTGCTTCAACTTTCTTCTGCTCACTCTGATTTAATACAAGATTATGTCCTATAAAACGAGTAGCAATATCAAGCTTTTTTGGATCCTTACGATTTACCTTAGCTGGGAATCCAGGAATATCTACAAACCCATTACTTTGCGGAAGCAATTTGATTTCTAGTTCTGTACCAGCAAAAGATTTAGTTAAATATGCAGTCATTTTAACTAATTGATCAAAAGTTAAATTTTCAACATCTATCTTTTTACCAGCAATAACTACATTCTTATTGTCAATCATTTCTCCAATACTAGGATCAAGAGCATCCATAATCTGACGAACAGAAATCATGAAATGTTCTGCTGAAGATGGATTTTCTCCATACTGACTAGCAGTTCTTTCATCAGATGTTGGTTCGAAGAAATTATGACTAAATTCTCCATAACCTTCTATATCAACTGTAAGTTTCATTGTCTTATAGTCCTCATTCTTATTTTGAGAATGAATGCTACTAAGCTCAACAGAAACAAACTTTGCATTGTGAATACCAGCTTGTAAAAATCTTCCACCTTCTTTAGCGCCAGTGGTAGCGCTCATATTAAACATACCCATATTAAAATATACTAAATAACATTAAAACGGGAGAGCATCTTCATAATTTTCCTCTCCGAGAATCGTATCGATTTCATCTTCTACTCTATCTGAATCAAGTTCTTTTACAATTTCTTGTTCTTGTTTGAAATTGGTTTCATCATCAGATAGTTTCTCATTTTCTATTGGTGTAAGAACGAACACATCGTCTCTTACTTTGCCTTGTTTATCTGTAAATTCGGTAAATTTAAACAAATTTCCAAACTTTAATAGACTTGTTCTTTGTTGACCTTTAAACGAAACAGTACCTTTTTGTGTTAATTTATTACCTCCAGCACCATCTGTAAATACATCAGATTTACTAATTATTGGATAAGTTGTTTCATTATCTACTGTTCAATAATTAACAGAAAGTCTATCTCCGGCTACAGCACCTAATTTACTAATTGCTTCTGAAGTGAGAGTTATTTTATTCTCTTCAACTTCCATATCGAATTCTTTTGTACTGGCCTTCTGAGATTCAACTTTCAAATTAGATACTTTTTGTGTTAATTCATCAAAGTCAAATGATATTTTAAGCATCGTATTCAGCTATTTTATCTAAAACAAATTGAAGATCGTTTGGAATATAATCTTCCTCAAAACATCCCATCGGACTCTTTGCTGTAGTAGTACCATCGGAATGAGTTTGGAACACATATTCTGATTTATCATCATCACCGCGACGAATTTCAGTAAAGAATACATAGGTAAATAATCCTTCTACAGTAATACTGTTATCAATCATTCTTCCTAACGTTTTTATCTTTAAATGCGGTTCGTCAGCAGTACCAATATTCTCACTATGACAAGTCATGATAACATTTAAATCATCACGCATTGTCATTCCAGACTTTAGAACACTATAGAACTTTTGAGCAATATCAGTAAATTTCTGAAACCCTTTCTCTTGAGCTCTATCCATATATTCGAAAGCCATGAGATACTGAGCGTCTTCAATAATAACGTTTTTTATCTCAGGTCTTTTAGAATTAACGTAGGCTAATATTTTTCCAATAGTTAAAACGTCACTTGTATTTATATAATTTCCATTTGGGTTGTCTTTACTTCAAATAGTATATTTACTTCTTCATCCTTTAAATGGAAGTGGTTTAGAAGCGACATTTATTATAAAAGTTTCTGTAGGATCCAAATTTCTAATAGAACTTGATTTTCCAGTTCCAC